GAATATGAATAGTACCCGCACGTTTGGCATGACGCAAGCGACGAATGGTGGCCTGTGTATCTTCAACAGAAATCATACCAATCCACACACCGTTCAAGAATATGCGTGTTCCGTTATGTTTTTCTTCGACACTACTTTCTTTCAAACTATGAAGGGTTCCAAAATCCTCGAGTTTAGCGCGAACAATTGTAGGGTCACTGTAAATACTCACGATAGCCGTGGTGGCCATATTTTTCACAACACCGACGCTATGACCTTCTGGAGTTTCGGCAGGGCAAATGTAGCCCCACTGACTGTTGTGAAGTTTGCGTGGCGGAATGAGTTTGCCCGTCTTTTCAATGGGTGTGCTCGTTCGGCGCAAATGACTCAAACTACTGGCAAAGTTGAGACGATTCAAAACCTGGCTCACGCCGATTTTCGTAGGTCCACCGAGTTTGGCAGAACCGAAATTGCCAGTGGCAAGGGATGACCGAAGACCCACATCAAGAATCGTTGATTTAATAATTTTGTAGATATTGCTGACATTCACAATATCTTCATAATTTCCAGTGGCCTTCCAAGAACCGCTGTGAATTTCCTTGCCGAGCGAAGCGCGAATATCCTTTACCATTTTGGTACTGAAATAGGTACGAAACAGATTGGCAAGAAGAAAGCCAGGAAGGTCAACACGTTTATTATGGTAGGCATCACGGTCATCGTTGGTCATACGACCCGTCGTAACATGAAGCATCTTCCGTGTCATATGAGCTAGCAAACACGCCTTTTCGTAATTTGCCTCGGTGCCGCCCACGTGAGGAAAGAGTTCCTCGGAAAGAATATCTTGTACAACAACAGGCTTTTGATTCTTGATAGACCAGTGACTGATATGTTGACTAATCCATACAAGAGCCTCATCGCGATTTCGTGCGACCATAGATTCATTCATACTTTCATCAAAGATAGGGTCAAATGTCTGTTCGGGTTCAGGGCCAAGGATGAGTTCAATAATATCTTTATCTTTCTCAACACCCAGAGCTCGAAAGAGAATGAACAAGGGAATCTCGATTTTGACACGAGGCATACTGCTTCGCAACAATAGAATGCTCGGGTTTTTGGGGTGATAAATGAGTTTCACGGTATTGCTTTTGGGAACCTGTTCGTTCGTAGGTCCGATACTTTTCACTTCCACCACTTCAACTTCTTTAGCAATGTTACGATTGTTACGAAAGACAAAGGGGCGATTCTCAGACATTCGCTCCTGACTGATAATGACACGCTCGCCGCCCTGGATAATAAAGTACCCACCAGGGTCTTCGCTACATTCACCGAGAACACTTGGATGAACGTACTTTTGATCCTGGAGAAGACAGTATTTACTGCCAACCATGACGGGCAGTTTTCCCAGATGAACGTTGGGAAAGATGCGAGTTTTGGTTTGACGTAGCCCGTTTTGCGTATTGTCGATGAAGGTTGTGGCAACACGCACATCGACATATACAGGAGCGGCATAGGTCAAATTACGCTGACGAGCGTCGTTGGGCATCATGGGTTGAATACTTCCGTTATTTTCAAAGATTGTGGGTTTGCGAATACTTACATTTTCGAAATTCATGACAACATCATATTCATAATTTGCTTTTTGTCCAGAAGGTCCAAGAGGATCGACGCCATCATGCCCCATCAGAGCATTCGCAGCACTCGTAGATAATCCGGTTGCTGAGGCAAGGGCGGAGCGAGGACCCGCAAGAGGAATTTCAGGACTTCCATGAACAATAATAGGTGAACTCTGTTTAACAATAAGCGGTACCTGAACCTCTAGGAAATCATTAAAACTTCCAATTTGATGCGCAATAATCTGCCGTCCCTCGGATTGTTTAAAATACACATCCAAGATGTGTCGGTAGGAAATAGGTGATTGCGCCATTTTATAACCAATCCCTTTTTTTAACCCTCTCAATTTTTTTAAACTCTCGCTAAAGAGTAGAGGCTCTTTAAAAAGAGATGAGTGACGTAAAGGTATTTAATCTTACAGGTGGCGCAGCACGTTCTATGGATCCTAGTTCGTACAGAAGGCGTCGTCGCACACGAAAACACTACGGTGGAGATAATTCTGGAGCACTTTTACAATTGGCTGGACAGAGTGCCGCTGCTGGATATGTGGCTCCTGACACACAGAATCTAGCATCGCAATACGCTAGCGCTACTGCTGCTGCAATGTCGCAACTGGGTCCTGGGAAACAATGGGGCGGTGATTCGACAGGTGCCATAGTAAATTTATCATCCACTCGTGGCCCCCCATCTGTCCCCGGTACACCCGCACCCGAGCCCGTTGTGTCAGGAATTGCCGTCAGCCAGCCAGCACCCGTTCAGGGCGGTTCTCGTCTTGTCTTGACAGCACCCAAACGTAAGAGTCGTATTGCCTTACGTGCTAAAAAAGTCAAGGGTGGAAGTGATTCTTCCCTTGCCATTACACCTTCGGCAAACGCTATGATTGGTGGTACAAAGAAGGCGCGAAAAATCCATCTTCGTGTGAAAGGTGTAACCGCGCGCTTGAACAAGGCTAAGAAGGCCAAGAAGACAGCGGATGCAACACCTCTCTCGACTCTGAAACATCGTTTGGAGAAGGCTGGAATTATTAAGAAAGGGAGCAAGGCACCTGAATCGATGCTCCGTACGATGTATACAGACCTTCTAATTACAAAGAAAGGATTATAAAGTAGAGTAATATGAACGAACTTGCGTCCTACTACTTATTTTATTCCCTTACTTCGCTTGTAGCATTTCTTGTGCTATACATAATTCTTGTTTATTTTCCCACTTTTACTAATAAAAAGTATTTTTTTCCTTTTCTGATGGTAGTTGCATCGCTCATATTTATTACAAAATTCATGTATATTAATAAACTGGCATCATCAAACGCCTAAAGCGGCGACGCTATATAATAATAAGTATCACATCAAAGCGAAGCCATGGTCCAAAGCAACGATTTCTACAACTTATATCAAGCAACATATAAAAAATACACAGAATTGTATGGAAAACAAGTGTGTGTATTTTTGAAAAAAGGGTCCTTCTATGAATTTTATGGACAGCAGGATCCAAAGACAGAAGAATATTTGAACAATGTAAAACAAGTTGTAGATTTCTTTGAAATAGCGCTTCATATACAAGAAGGGCCAAATGGAAATATAGGTTTATTTGGAGGTGTACCCGAATATACGCTGGATAAATGGGCGGGGAAATTAACACGAACGGGTTGGACAGTAGTTGTCATGGATGAAATCAAGGACGGGTCTGGCAAAATTTTGCGGCGTGAAGTCACGCGTGTTTTGTCACCAGGAACGCATATTGAATCTGCCGACTGTATTGAAGGTGATGTGTTCACACTTTGTTCTGTCTGGATGGAACAGACTTTAGAAGCTCCGCCCAAATTTGGTGTGGTGTCGGTGGATTTGACCACAGGTGCTCTCGCAATGTATGAAGGGCAAGCCACAGGGACAAAGAATACATGGCATACAGATGATTTGCGACATTTCTTCCAAGTATCACAACCTCGTGAGGTATTGTTTGGATGGCGTGCTCCACCCTTTCTAAAACCATCGACAGAAGAATTGCGACGAATTCTCTATGTTCCTTCAGCAGTTATACAAGATGTAGATATTTCAAAAGAAAAACAAGGAACACTGGAAACACCCTGTATTCGTGAGGACTATATGCGTAGCATGTTTCAACCACGCACGGCTCTTCCTCTTCGTACATGGCTTCATCTTCCGAGCGAGGAAACTCTTACAGAACGCGCTTTATGCCTTCTTCTGCGATATGTAGAAGATCATATTCCAAAACTTGCGTCTTGCCTTCATGCTCCACGTGTATGGCATCCAGAAGAGAACCTTCAAATTATTAATAACGCCTTAACGCAATTGAATTTGATAGGACAACAGTATGTGGTAAAGGACCTTTTCAGCAAGCCGCAAACGGCGATGGGAAGACGTGAATTGGGGGCACGTCTTTGTATGCCCTTGACGCAAACAGCAGAAATCGTAAAGCGTCATGAGGAAATTGATTGGTTCTTACAACGAAAGCAACTTTTGAAAACGGTGGATACATCACTACTTCTAGTGTATGATTTGTCACGTTTACATCGTACAATTGTGAGAGCCACGACAAAAGCCGCTGATATCGATCAAATTTATCAGTCTTACACGACATTACAATTCATTTGGAATCAGTTAAAAGAAAAAACATCTCCCTTTGAACACAAGGATGTTCCACGTTTTTTAGAGAAATGTTTGAAAGAATTTCAACAAGTATTTGATATTGAGAAAGCAAAGAAAGCCTTAAAGGAAGAAAAGGAGGATGAAATCGGTTTTCTACAATCTTCTGTAGCTCCTAAAACATATGAATGTGAAAAAGCCATTGAAGATATTTATAAAACCGCCAAGGACTGGCTCGCATCGTTCATTGAACTCTGTAACCTAGAGTCTTCAAGTATTTATTATAAGCCGACAGAGAAAAATATGTTTTCGATTCATTGTACAAAGGCAGCACTCAAATTAATTGAAATGGCTCTGAAAAAACCCGCAACACAATCACTCTACAAGAAAATGACTCTAAAATCACTTTCCTCAGGGGGGCGTTGTGAGCATCCTGATGTGGACATGTTTCAGACTCGTTTGGATGCTGCGAAAGCCTCCTTACAACGTGCGCTACAAAGAGAAATTCCCACGGCATGTATTCAGTATTTGAAAACAAGAGATAATTGGGACCTTCTGGAATCGTGGACAACCAATATTGATTTGGCGATTTGTATGGCAAAAACGGCAGAAGCAAATGGATTTTGTCGACCCTTCATACAAGATGGGGGCGATGGACCAAGCGGAGTATGGGTTGAAAATCTGCGTCATCCATTAATTGAAATTCAGAAAACGAAAAGCCAGTATGTGACACATACTGTAGATATAGGTTATAGTAAAGAACCTTCATGGCTTCTGTATGGAATGAATGCATCTGGGAAATCATCTTTAATGAAGGCAATAGGTCTGTCAGTTCTTTTAGCACAGGTGGGGTCCTTTGTTCCAGCCACGGCGATGAAATTACGTCCTTTTAAAAAACTGGCAACGCGTATTTTGAATCAGGATAATTTATGGGCGGGACTTTCGTCATTTGCCGTGGAAATGTCTGAATTACGTGAAATTTTTCAAGTAGCGGATCATCAAACACTGGTTCTAGGGGATGAATTGTGTGCTGGGACAGAATCGGTAAGTGCGACGGCTATTGTGGCGGCAGGTATTTCCTGGCTACAGAAATGTGGAACACGATTTGTTTTCGCAACACATCTTCATGATTTGATGAAATTTCCAGAGATTACGGAATCATCGACTTTATCTATTTGGCATTTACACGTCGAGTATGACATTGTAAAGGATATTCTTATTTATCATCGTCAATTACGAAAGGGGTCAGGAAGTACCTTGTATGGTTTAGAAGTGGCAAAGGCGCTTCATTTGCCACTAGACCTCCTGTCTGCCGCTCTTAAATTTCGCCAGAAACTTTTGAATGAAACGCCGATTGAAGAATTACATAAAAGTCAATGGAATGCGTCGGTTATAAGGCGTGCTTGTGAAGTCTGTGGTGATTCTGTTGAATCAGATTTAGAAGTTCACCATGTAAACCCTCGCGAAAATGCGACAAATAAACGAAATCAAGATGGAACTGCTCTACATGGCGTAAAAAACCTTGCGGTCCTATGTGAAGAATGTCATGATAAACATCATAGTGGTTCATTATCAGTGGGACCGGTAGAAGATACAAGTGAAGGTCCAAGACGTCGTTTAGAACAGTATCGGTATCATCCTTCTGCTTCTACCTCTGTCTCAACAGATTCACAAAATATAAAGGAAATAAATAAAAAGAAAAGGAAATCACCCTTTACGGAAGAACAGCAAATAGTAATCAATGAAACAATTAAACAGCATAAACATCTTCATCCGAGGCTCATAGCCATTCAAATAAGGAATGATCATGAGATAGAAATAACAGAGGCACAATTAAAACACATCTTAGTTTCTTAAATTGTGGCGAGTATACTTTCGTTTTTTGTATTTTTTGTATTTTTTATGTGTCTTTTTTCTCATACCACCCATAGGTAATAAACCATTTTTTTCAAAATTGCGGGTAGCAGCAGTAGCAGCAGTAGCATTAGCATTTCTAGTAGTATTAGCCGTTCTAGCAGTATTAGCAATATTGGCAGTGCGACTAACAGCCATAGCCGCAGACATGGCACCAAAGTTGGTCCTTCTTCGAATAGGGTTGCTTACACGTGACAACATTGTTGATGGTCCTAATGGGAGTACTGTTGGTGGTGGTGGTAGTGGCTGTGGTTTACTTAATTGTTCATTTAATAATGCTAACATACTAGGGTGGAGTAATGTATACCCTGGTTTTGGAGTTTGTTTACCATTACTATTTGTATAGTAAGGTGTTGAAACTACATCATACACTTTTTTTACTTCCGTTAAGATATTTATATCATTTGATATAATTGTAAGAACTGTTAGAATAAAACTCATCATAACTAAACGAAATTTATTTGTTGCCTTACATGGATTTCTTTTTATTTCTTCAGGTGTATCAATAAATGTTCCTTTGACTACAGGTTCTAAGGCTTCCACACGTTTAGGAAAATTGTGCTTGGCGTATAAATAAAGAAAATATAGTGAATACATTGAACAATATTCAGCATCAATAACATATTGAACACAGTGACTTCCTTTTTCATTTCTTATACAGAACATACTACTAAGATTATATATAGTTAGTGGAATACCTAATTTTTTAGATAATGCTCTAAATGTTATGTATACAGAATTAACAGCCCATAGATAATTATTATCTTCTCTTTCATAATACATTGGATCATATATTCCACAATAAAATATCCTATCAGAAAACCAGAAAACAATTGCAATGGCATGAAACAAACCAGTGCCTACATTTAATACATAAGATAAGAAACATACAGATTTATTTTCTCCATAAGATCTATCACATATTTCTTTAAAAATGGGAATATAGTAATCATTTTTTTCAGATAAATCAACAGATAATTCTGGAATAATCATATCATCAAAATGTCCATTAAATAAACGATGACTATATTCTATAGGGGCAATTGTTTTATTTTCTCCTTTTTTATATATATCATTAGCAGCATTATTAGTGAACATAATAGATTTTGGTAAAAAATAACCATTTTCTTTATCATTTCTGAATATACTCACAAAGGAAGTATCTGAATGAATTATATTTCTTGGGTTATGTCGCGGATTTAAATGACCATAATAAAGTTTTATAAAATAATTTAACCCATCAAATACAGAATTATTAAATGATATTTTTTCAAGCCCTGTACTCCTATTTATATTTCTCTTACATTCTAATCCTACAATATTTGTATTTTCTACTGATTCTACTGATTCTAGTTGAGATTTTATAAATCTATCATATTCATTAAATTCTTCAACACTTTTTGGAATAAGATCTGGATTTATAATTTTACCGGGACTCATAGCCTTTATTTGTGCCATTTCTTATAACTACTTATTACCTAGATAAATATATGAACTTACTCTATAATTTCATATAATCTGTGAATAATCTGTGAATAGTGCATATCAAAACCTACCTGTCCGCCGCGGCTGTGGAACGGTTGCTTGAAACCTCGCGGGATTTGCTGCTTGCTGTGTCTGATTTCTGGTAGCAGCATCACGGTCGGCAATTACCTCTTTGCTGTGAAGATAATCAGCATAAATCTCAGGAGCCTTTCCTTCAATCGCCGATAGAAGAAGCTGTAAATCCTTCTTTACAACATCTAGCTGTGACTGAAGGTTTCGGATCTGATTTCCGACTGGGTTGCTAGGCATAACACCAACATTTAGTACAGAGGTCATGGTTCTACCCGGCCTCGGAAAGTAAACAAACGCATTCAAACGCACATACATGTAAACTGTATAAAATTGAATGAAGTATATCACATAAACACACCAGTAATAGAAGAACACAGAGCAATAGAATGATTCTTCCTATCCGTTGTATGAATTGTGGATTCGTCTTGGCAGATAAATGGCTTTGGTATCAAAAGCGAGTTGTAGAACTACGCCGTGAAAAAGGGTTGGGCGATCAACCTATTTATATTGATGGAACAAGCACACCGAGTACTCCCGAACGTCAAGCATGTGACGAACTGGGAATCACACGCTATTGTTGCCGCAAGCATCTTTTGACGCATCGTGATCTAATTGAAAAGATTTAAAATCCATTGAAAAAAGAGAAAGGAAGGTTCTAAGATGGAATTTTTCATACCAGGACTTGCTATCTTATTATTGATTGCCATTATTGTATTTTTAGTTTTACCACGAATTGGGGCCCCTATTTTGGCAGTATTATCCCTTGTCTTGCTTGTGTATGGACTTAATAGCCATATGACAATGTTTTATTCAGAATATCGTTTGAGCACATGGCAAGATAAATTGAAAGCATATGCCCCTTTTCTTATTGTAGGGTTCTTACTTTTATCTGTTTTGGGATATATGGGGTTCTTATTTAGCATTGGTTCTGGAAATGTTCTTCCGGCGAGTAACATGTCAGCAATTACGGGTGTGATGAATGCAACAAAGGCGAATGCTCCAAATGGAATTGCAAATACTGTTGTAAATACGGTTGGAAATGCCGTGAATACGGTTGGAAATGCCGTGAATGCCGTTGGAAATGCTGTTGGTATTGCTAATAATAAAAATCGTGGTTTAGCAAATCTGGGTGGTATTCTTACAACTCCTGTAAATCGCAGTTAATTTTGAAGGATGAAGATAGAAAGGACACCTCCAGAAATGGCTAGAGGCATGTCAAATAAATCACATAGAAAATACAGGACACACAAGACACACAAAGTTCGTAAAACGCATAAGGAGCATAAGGACCATAAGTCCAAAAAACATATGAGTATTCCAGACCTACGTCATGCTATGCATCATATGATAAACATATCCAAACGTCTTCATCATACGAAAGAAAGTCATCAAGAGAAAGTAAGACATTTTCAATCTGAGTGGCGCGCAACATTTGGAAAGAGTCTAGACTACAATTCTGCTAGTAAATATTTAAATCGTGAACATCGTGGGACTCGAAAAATGCGTGGGGGTGTCCTTGGAGGTGCTCCACTTGATTATCTGACACGCCAGCCTGTTGACCTTCCTCTTCCTGATAGCAAGTACTTACCATATGTGAACAGCGGCTTTGTAAACCCTGAGCCTGGTATAGCACAGTCCTGTGGAACGCAGCAAGGTGTTATGCCATACCCAAATACGGGATCAAATCGTGTAGGCCAAATGGGCGGGTCTTACATTGGTGATTTAGTAACATCTATGTTACCGCAATCTCTAACTACGGCGTCAGGGGCACTACAATTTCGTCCCTATGTTGCTCAAAATCCTGCAACAACTCAGCAAAATCTAGGAACAACTTGGAAAGGTCAATCGACAGGGCCCGGACCCGCATCTTATAATCAAGCATGGACTCCAAAAATGCCACAAAACCCTTCCCCTCCCATTCCGATTGCGGCAACACTCAATCGTGTGATGAGAAATGATACATTAAATCTGTGATAACCATTCAAGAAACTATGATATTTTTCTTTTTCAAAAAAGAATATCATAATCACATAAAACACATAAACACATAAGCGCATAAAGAACCCTACAAAATTACACAAGGAAAGTAGGTGCTGCTATGAATCAACAAGCGCAGCGAGATGAAGCGCAGCGAAATGAAGCGCAGCGAGATGAAGTGCAACAAGAACCAAATGCACAGAATGCGCACTTGGGGGAAAGAGCAAAACAATTAGCCATTGATTTAATACATACACATTTTACAACACAAATGAATCCACTAACGAGACACCATATTGATAGTTATGACCAGTTTATAGAAAGTGACTTACCGGCAATTATTCAATCATCAAATCCTCTTATTAACTTGAAGGAACGTATTGGAACAACAAATAAATACAAGTATAAGACAGAAATTTATGTAGGTGGTAAAGATGGAAAAGCATTGTATATTGGAACACCCGCACTTGTTCTTGAAAATGGTGAAACGATTCGAGCATTATTTCCCAATGAGGCTCGGCTACGTAATTTAACCTATGCTTTGCAAGTGGATGCCGATGTTTTAGTAAATGTAACTATACAAGAAAACGAGAATTCAGAACCCAAACAACTAGAACCACTTGTTCTTCGGATAGAACTTTTCAAGATTCCTTTAATGTTACATAGCAAATTTTGTCTTTTGGGCGGAAAACCTATGACAGTGTTACATGAAATGGGAGAGTGCCCGCAGGATCAGGGTGGTTACTTTATCGTTGATGGTTCTGAAAAAATTCTTATTACACGTCAAGAGGGGGCATTCAATACTTTATGGATACAAGAGCAAGTTCGCGAACCATCGGTACAGTTTTATTCCAGTGTGAGTTCTATGGATCCTCTTTCACGTTCCGTGAAGCGAGTGAGTTTTTTCTGGACTCGTGAACAAACGCGTATATCTATGATGAAAGGTCCTATATATAAACCTTCTGTTTTAGAAGTTCAATTGCCAAATGTTCTGAAACCCATCCCTATTTTTATTCTTTTTCGTGCTTTAGGAATTCAGAGTGATAAGGATATTTTGGAACTTATTTTTCCAGATTTAGAAAATCCAGAAGCACTTTATTTGGCAGAAATGCTCATTCCATCCATAACACAAGCGGCGCCTTTCTTAGACACGTTTTCGGCGATTGAATATATTCGTACATTGACAAAAGGGTTTGGTATAACCGCGCGTGGATTTAGTGTAGCAAAAGTCTTGGATATCATTCATAATCAGATGTTTCCCCACGTAAATTATGAGGGGCGCGCTGCTTATTTGGCAGACTGTGTGAAAAAGATTTTGCGGGTTGTGCGAGGATTAGACAACCCGCCGAGTCGCGACGATACACGCAATCAACGTCTTTTAACAAGTGGATTTCTAACACAAATGATGTTTCAGAATATGTATGGGGCATGGCTGAAACGTGTCAGTTTCGGAATTGATGAATTATATAACTACAACAAGACATCGTATACAGGTGAACAGTTCTTGAATATTTTTGCGGGTGGAAACATTCATGATGTATTTTGCCTTGAACCACAAGTAAATAAGAAGAAAGAGCCTTTGACAAAAGGAATCTTACGCGCATTCAAGGGAAAATGGGCGGTAGGTGGTGATAGTAAGGAGGGTGTCATCCAAGCCATGTCACGTTTATCCTACCTTGATTTT